ATTCATCAACGGAGAGCCAAACGACGCACCAAGGACAAACTGATGTAACTCAAAGTTGTCTCTGTTATAAAAGTTTACTATATCTTTCCACTCGTCAAGTGTGCCTTTCGGCTCGAACGATGGAAACAAACTTGCTGTGGGTGTAGACGGAGGGTTAAACTTAGTCTCTTTTAAAGTTATCTCTTCGCTACCCAAAACAAACCCTTTACATTCATCGTCTGTCCAACCGAACTGTCTACGAGCTTCTTCTGCCACACTCTTTGCTTGTAGTTGTGTCACCCATGTAGTTGTGTATGCCATGATATCATCCATCCTTAGTACAGCTATGCCCTGCATAGATAAGTTTTTTCTTAGTTCCTCTTTTGATGTTACAGCAGTTAGCGGAACTGTAAACTCTCGTGCGCCATCTTTAGGTAAGTGCAGACGCATGACTATAGCTTCTCCAACCTCTATATCCATAACACGTTTGACCACATAAAGATCATTCTGGTATATCATTTTGTCTTCTACGTTGCCATCTTTGTCTTTGAAACGCATGTATACACCGCCATTTGCACCTCTGAAGTATGGTTCTGGGTATAAGGGTACGTCTTTTGATAGGGGGGCTTGTTTTATACTCTTCCCTAAAGATATAGGTGAATTTATTTTTCTTCGATGGCTACATGCTAAACAAGGTTCAGGGTTCTCCGCTTCAAACGTCGTGCAGTAATACGGAGCTTTTATAGGCCCAACCTTCTCTTCTGTTAAGTTCTCACTATACTCTGGGTGTCTCTCAGACATCTTATGCACTGCTTTGTCGGCATCGTTGCAAAATTTAGCTATGGATAGCCCTGCTCTCCATAAAGGTTCGCTTATATCCTGTTGGTTCTCCATGATGTTTTTAATCTGCTCACACCCAACGCCCTTTACAGTCTTATCTAGTATCACTCTAAAACTATTCTCAGAGTTCTCTATCATGGCTTTCTTAAATGCGCTCTCTTCGTTATCTACTTTGGTTGGTATGCTGATGCCCTCTGCACCTATGAGCCTAGAAAACTCGTCAAATTCTACGTCACGAAACTCTCCAGTACCAAAAAAACCTACAGGCTTTTGTGTGCCACGCTTGTGATTGTGTGTGCCAGGAACTCTAAGTACACGGGCGGCATCCGCAGTTACACCATTATCTGCTGACAAGTTATGCTGTACACACATATCTTTCAGCCCCTGGGCTACAGGCAACCACTCACCATATGATACACTTTCCTTGAGGACCCAATACACATGCACTCCGTAACCAGAGTTTACAAGCATGGGTCTAGGTAAACCTGTCTCGTTTATAAATCTTTTTAAATCCAAAAAGGCTTCATTCTGACTGCTGTATTCTTTACCCACACCGCAGTCTAAATCTAGATAAAAAGAACTTAAGCTTTTTACATTTGTGACTTTTCTATCATTACTTGTTTCAAACGTGGCTAAACCAAAATATGCGTTAACACCTCTAGCGTCTAACTCGTTAGCCTTGTTTATTACATCGTCTATGGTTGTATGGAAGCTCTGCGCCTTTTTCTCACCAAGACCAAGCACAGAATAGTATCCATCACCTAAAACTCTCTCTAAAAATTTTTTTGTTTCCATTTTTCCCACCTTGTGCCAAAGACACCACGACAAGATACGGCACGTTATCCTTTCGGCAAAAGCCTAGTCGTGGTGTAGTTCTATTAATCGTCCCAATCGTCAACGATAGAACTCAAGTCGTCATCAGCATCCTTGGTGGGAGGGGAGGGCTTTTTAACGACCTTCTTTGGTTCTGCCACCGCGTCTTCAGTAAAAGGATTGTCACTATTGTATACATATCCGTCTACCGCCTCAAATGGATTTCTCTCCTCTAAAGGCACATACTTTACAACTTGTACCGCTTTGAGACGCAGTGAAACATTCTGCTTGCCACCCATGTCATATGGAACAAACTGCACAGCCACATTAACTGTGCTACCTGTTGTCAATAAGAAGTCATCAGGTAATGAGTTACCCTTTGCGTCAACCTGTAAAGGCTTCTTGGTAACTTCGTTCTTGTATGCACCCTTTAAGTTTGCTTTGTGTGTATACATACCATCATCATCTTTGACAAAGGTTCTCTCAAGTTTATCAGCCCACTTATCTTTTTTGTTGGCTTGGTAACTCTTCGACATAGCAACGAACAACCCCTTTGCAGTGGGTTCGTCCATACGAAATTGTATAGAGTATTCCGCGTTTTGAGCTTTTGGCTCGCATGGAACAGACCGCCCCTCGTTACTATCAAAGTGATACGTTCTGTTTATTTTGGGCCATAAAGCCTCTACGTTTTTTATAATATATTGTTCCATTTTCTCTCCTTCTCTCTATATTATAAGTCTTCATCTAATTCATTCAGTAGGTCTTCGCCCACTGTTTCTTCACTACGTTTACTAGATACTTTAGTCAATGCGGTGGCTACGTCACCAACACGAAACCTATAAGTATTACCTATTTTTACATAAGTATCTTTAGGTATGTGATTCTGACGTACCCAAGCACGAACAGTTGATACAGACACGCTAAAATGTTTAGCTACGTCCTCAATTGGTACAAAAGGTTCATTCATTTCTTCCTCACAGAAATTGTTACTTCTTCCTCAATCTCTAATCCCTCTGGCTTGAGATCAGGATTTTCTTCTAAGAACTCTCTCATGTTCGCCTGATTGATACGTTTGTCTAGTAACTGAGGTGCATTCTCTTCCACAATAAGCTTGTGTATAGCATCCCACTCACTAACCCAATACTTTCTTTTAGTCGAACGAAAGAATAATCCTTCAGAAGTTCTCACGCTTTCTACATTATGGTCTTCACAATGATCTAGCATTGCCTGTTTTATTGTATCCAACTGCCGTATAAGGTTGCCATCTTCTTCCTTATACTTGGCTGACAGCATGGATCTTTCTGCTCGTATACGTAAATACGTTTTTGCCAACTTGTCAGGGGTTATTTTGTCACCCATATCTCTCTCCTATTCTTATTATCTAATAACATGTAATATCAAAAGATGAGTTAGTCAAGTACTTCTTTGTAAAGTTCTACAAATTTTGTGTGAACGTTTATTTTTCTATCTAATAATCGGTATACATGCTTTTCTGCATCAGAACCTTGTAGTTGCACGACAGTGCATTTATGTGTTTGACCTGACCTATGCACACGAGCGTTTGCTTGATCGTATGTTTCTAACGAACTTGTTGGCCCCCACCATACAACTGTGTTCGCTCGTGTTAACGTGACACCATGTGATGCTGCTTGTGGTTGTATCACCAGGACAGTTGGATCAGTCTCCTCTTGAAACCTTTTAAATATCTGTGTGCGTTTGTAGGCAGGTACATCTCCACGTATGACTTCTGTAGCTATTCCTTCGGATCGTAGTTTATCTGTTAATATATCTATGACATGTGTGAAGGGTACAAACACAAGCACCTTTTGACTCGACTCATCAATAACTTCACGTAGTACTTTATACCTATTCTTTATATCAAACTCCAAGACTTCGCCTTCATCTGTGTAGATTGCCCCTGCTGATATTTGTAGTAACTTATTAAGAGTTACAGCCGCGTTTATCGCGGTTATCTGTTCGCCTGTGATGTCTAACACGAGCTTTGTTTTTAGTTCTTTGTAATATTTCTTTTGTTGCGCTGTAAGCTCTACTTGTCTTTTGGTATATACCATAGGGGGTAAGTCTAGGCACTCGTCTTTTGTAAAACGTATGGCAGGTTGCAATGCTTTGAATACTATGTCTGTGGCGTTAGGACGTATCTTCCACGTGAACTGTGATACCTTTATCATAACCATATCTTTAAACGCCCCGAAGAACCTAGGCACTCTGTTTGGGCTAACAAGTTTCGCCAGACCATATGCGTCTGTAGGGTTCTGTGCCGCGGGAGTACCTGTCATCATCCACAGCCACGTGTTATCATGAACTAACTGACGTAGAAGTTTCCAACGCCTCGTTTGTACATTTTTGTAGTGTGTAGCTTCATCTATAATAATTAAATCAAACCCACCTTTCTTAAGGTCATCCAATACAATACCCACGCCATCATAGTTTATCACCACGTAATCAGCTCCTTCTTGTATAACTTTACTACGTTTCTCTGCCGACCCATGTGCTACTGACACAGTCCTGTGTGTTGCAAATGTAAACAAGTCATCACGCCATGCGCTGTCCATGATTGAGAGTGGGCATACTACAAGCACTCTATTTATTACACCTTGTTTCATAAGAAAGTCCGATGCCCATATGGCGCTTGCTGTCTTTCCTGTGCCTTGTTCGTTGAAGCAAAATCCTTTTTGGTGTAAGGTAAGGAATGATGCTGTCGAAACTTGGTGGTCAAATGGTTTGTATCGTCCTGTCCATGTGTATTTTACTTCTATGGGTGATGGTGATTTTATACCTAGCTGATTCAGGCTCTTTGCCTCTTCCAGACCCCAGTTAACTATAACTTCATTATCCCCAACCTTTCGGCTCTTGGGTATGGCGTTTATAACCTTATCAGGGTCACGTAGCCGTAGGCGTAAAGCCTTGTTGTCTATTATTTGCATTTCTCTTTCTCATTTTTATATTTATTTTTTATTTTTATTTTTGGTTTTGGTTAGTACAGACTTTATAGTCTTTGCCTGTTTTGCATGGGTCTTTGACGCTTTGCTTAGACCCTTCGCTACTTTCTTTAGTTTGTTTTGTATCTGCCTAGTCATTTTTTCTTGGTCGCCCCCTTTTTCGCTTCGTGCTTGGCTCTGAGTTCTTGCTTTGCTCTTTTTGCGATGGCGGCTTGCCTTGGCTTTCCTGCAACTTTGGCTCTTTGCTCCACCACAGTAAGGATTTGAATCTTCCTAGCATACGGCTTATTAATTCTTTTAACCTTACGAGCAGTTGCTTGGGCATCTGCCACAGTGGCAAATTTAATAGGGACTGTATCTTTGGGGTTTTCATCTGTATAAAGTCTCCTTCCTGATCCTTTTGGTTTTTTTCCTGTTCCTGTTTTAGGGTCTTTTGTCATTTCTTTTTCTTCTTCTGTCCGTTTCTTGCTCTGTTCTTTGATGGGCTTTCCAACTTTGTGCCGTCCTTGTTTGAACCGCCTTTGCTTAACATCTTATTGTGTGATACGTCCTTGCCTTTACGACTTATACCTTTTTTGTCGTACTTACGTCTAGCACGTTGACGTTCCATTCTATCCTCATGTTCCCCACGTTTTTTCTGTAGTTCATATTCTCTTTTGTAGGGTCTAGGTGATTTAGTATATACCATTAGTTGCTCCCATTATATACGCACTCTATGACTGCACAGTGCCTACGGCACAACCCATTAGGTCGTGCGTTCCATGTGTCATTATCATATGCGACTTGCATACGATTGAAATTAGCCAACCACTTATCCCATAGGTCTGCCAACATATCTATTGTGTATTTTGCTTTTATAAATTTTTTGGCAATCACGAACATCAAAGCCGCGTTGACTTGTTCTACCGCAGGAAAATGTTTAAATGTAGCCATAGCCATAAGCTCTAGTT